GGTTGTGTTAATGATTGTACTATTCTTGCCATTATCTTCTCCCGTCTGGTTGTATATCTAATCTAAATGTACCAAGTTTCCAAAATTGACTTGTGCTACTATTAGATACTTTTAACGATATAGATCTAGCACGTGCACGTGTATCTATTTTATTTGTACTAGATGATATAGTAAATGGTCCAAGTGATGAACTAGCTTGTGTTTGATTAGGAAAATCTCTTAAATTTAATGTAACAACACTATCTCCTGTTTGTGCTAAAAAATCTGGTAATACTCTTCTAATTTTCATCATAAACTCACCGTCACCAGCAAGCCCTTGTTGACCTATATCAAAATCTCCTGATTGTATGTTTGCCGTAATAGATGTAGTTGCACCTTCTTTAACTTGATCTAATCCTGTTTCGTGTTCATAATATGTTGTTGTGCCATCAGTACAACCAATAACATGATCTTTATTACTTGTAGCTGTTGTGCCGTCATCGTCGTATTCTGTTGCGTGTGGTTTACCAAATACAGCAGAGTCTTGCCAAGAAGTTCTAGCTAATGTTCCTGTGGTCCACACCGGTCGTTCTGGTGTTGAATCTAAATAATTATAACACACCATCCTATTTACGGTTCCTGATCCAGAGTTAGGATAAAACCACATAACTTCTCCAAACAAGTTATTTAATCCTGCATTGATATGTTGTTTTGGAATTGTATTAATATCATCGTAAACATGATCTTCAACTAAACATGGTAGTGATTCTAGTTTACCTGTGTATCTAAAAAAACCATTTTCTGACATCCAATATGCAGATCCATCAACCTCAACAGCTGCATTCTGTCCGATCAATCCACAGTTTGTACCAACTTGTTGAAATGAAAAAGTAAAAGGTGCACCTACAAAACGCATAATAAATAACGCGGTGTCCGTCCAAATATAAATAGCATCTCTACCTCTAATGGCTCCTATAATTTTTGATCCATCTGCTAATCTTTGTGTGCCGGCAGTGTTAGTTGCACTAGGTGCATATGATGTTGTTTCGTTAATAGATTCTTGATCCGAAAACCGTATAAACATTTCATCTCTTGATGAAGATGTACCAATAGTTGTTTCTGTTCCAAAAAATATTAAGTGTCTATCCGGTGTAGATACTAAACTAAAAGATGATGATGTTGGTGCGTTAGCAAGTATAGTTGCTCTTGTTTCTGTTGCACCTGTTGGATCAGAATCCCATTCAAATGTTTCTCCACCATTAATTGTTGCAATAAGTTTATTACCAAAATTATCTAATGACCATAGTCCTGGTGCTGTTACAATATCTCCAGATGTTGCACCATTCCATGCAAAATAATTAGAGGCATCTGTTACAGTTGCACCTGACGAATGCGTTGCAGCTGTTGTTCCTTTTGCACCTCTTGTTAATCCAGATAAAGTTCCACCACTGTTTCCAGTATAAGTTATTAACTCATTTCCAATTAATACAGTACCTGATGATGCAAACGAAGTTGAACTAGCCATAGTTAATGATGTTACACTAGAGTTAATTTCTGATGATAAGGTAGATGTAAACTGTCCTTGTTGAACACCACCCCATGATCCAAGGCCCCAACCTGTTGTTGCAACTTCAACTGCTGGTCCAACAGGATAATAATGTTTAACTCTAATACCACCAGATGTGCTTGCTCCCGATCCAGTTTCATTAGATGCCATGGTAACAGTTAGTGTAGTATTTGTTGGTATGGTTGTTACTTGAAATTTATTGTCGTCAAAATTAGAAGAATTAAAATCAGAATTTGTTATAGATGTAAAATTATCTAATAAAATAATATCACCTTTGTTTATATTATGTGCTGATGCAAAAGTTATTGTTACAGTTGCGGATCCGTTTGTTGTAGAAAAAGCTGATGTTAAAGTTGTAGTAGATTTAATTGGGTGGATGTCATAAAAAATACCACCAGAGTATGCATATAAAATTCTATTTGTTCCTAAAGCTGCAAACTTAATACCACTAGCATTAACAAAATGATGAATTGCTGTGTTACGTCCTGTTAAATCTACTGAACCTAGTTGTGCCCAACCACCTATTTTTTCAGGCGTGCCATATCTAAATCTAACATTATCACCTTCAATCCATTGACCTTCACCGCCAGTTCCAGTAACTTGTTTATTGAACCCAGGTGCAAATTTTACTTTTTGTAACATGGTATATACCTATGCTCTGCTAAGGTTTAGTTGGCCATGTAGCATCGTCACATTTAGCAACAGTGTCTTTTCCTGATGGAAAGTCTCTAAGATTTTGACGATATGTTTTCATGTCGTCTGACATAGTCACATCAGATAAAGCATAAAAATCAGTTTCAGCTAAAAGTCTATTTCTTCTAGCTCTAAGATTAGCTTGTGCTCTAGCAACAGCACCATCTGCCCATGCTTTTTCTTCGGCATCTCTAGCTGTTTCTTCTTCAGCTGTAAACTGTACTTTATTACCGTTTATATTGTGATATCTTGGCATAGTTTTCTCCTTTATTTTTATGTATCATGATTAACTAATTCCGTAAAGGCAAATATCCCCAGAATCTATATTGCCTGAGCTAAATTTAAACTGTATTTCATCTATTGCTGAAGTTGTGTTAAAATATCCTGCTGTGTAATTATCAAGAACATAATTTTGATAGTGATAATCAATAAGACGAGCTGTAAAATTTTTTACAAAAGTAGTTGATGAAGGATTAAACAAATGTAAATATCCTGATGTATGTTCATCATTGCCATTACCGACTTTATTTGTAAGCATTTGAAAAGATGTTCCTTGAGATTGATCTCTAGTAGTTTGATAAGTTAAATTAGTATCACTATCACCTTCATCATGATATGCACAAAATTGAGTTGATGTAATAGTTTCATCATATCCACTTCCTCCAGCAGCATTACCTTGAAATAAAAAATCTACTTCATCTGTTTGGGGATGCATATTATTAAAAGTAAATAAATATTCAGTATAAGTATTATCTAAAACAACCGAACTTGTACCATCAACAAAATCTAAAGTTCCAGATGAAGAAGCTGTTAGTTTTTTAATAAATGTCATACTACCTAATGCTGAAATACTTCCAAATGCAGTTGCGTTTTTTACTCCATTATTTGATAATTTTACAATACTCATTAGCTATCCTTTATTCCATAAAGTTTAATTAAACCAGAATCTATAGTGCCTGCATTCATTTTAAATTGTATTCTAGTTACAGCCGCTGTATTATTAATATATCCAGCAGCATATTTTTCAAATGTACCATTTCACGACCAAGTTGTATTTAATCTAGATATAAAATGTTTTACAAAAGTAGTAGAACTAGGATTAAATAAAAACATTTCTCCAGATGAACTTTCATCATTAGCATTACCAGCATTAGTTTGTGTTATCATTTGAAATCCTGTGCCATTTGCTTGGTCATCACCAGTTTCATACCCTAATGGATTTTCGCTATCGTCTTCTGCATGACCAGTTTGAAATGCAGTAGAAGTAATTGATAGGTTATAATTTGTATTTGTTCCAGTATCTACTTGAAAACCTAAATCAGAAGAATCATCACTTGGATGAATATTTATAAACTTAAATAAATAAATAGGATATGTACTATCAATTCCACTTGTAATAGATAATGTAGAAGAACTAGAAGCTGTTGTAGTAGATATTAACGTCATAGCACCACTAGCCAAACCAGCTGCTGCTGTAATAGCACTTATACTATTATTGTTATACTTAACTAAAGACACTATGATACCCCATACATTTTAATTGTTCCTGCATCTATTGTGCCACTATCAAATTTAAATTGAATAGCAGTAATTGCAGATGTAGTGTTAAAATATCCAGCTATAAAACCATTCCAAGCTAATTCATCTTCATATGGTAAAATTGACTGTGCAATAAAATGTTTTACAAAAGTTGTGCTACTAGGGTCAAATAAATGCAAATAACCAGCAAGAGCAGAATCATTATTATTTCCTATATCATCATTTAAATCTTGAAATCCTGTTCCTTGAGCAATATCTTGACTTGTTCTATACCCTAATCCAGCAGCGCTACCATTTTCATAATGATATGCTCTAAAAAGACTGGTTGTTTTAGTTACATCATAACTATGACTACTAGAATCATCAGATCCATTAAACATAAAATTTACATCGTTAGCGCTTGGATGTATATCTGTAAATTTAAATATATATTCTTTATAAGTAGAATCTATGTTTGAAGTAAAAGAAATTGTAGAATCACTTGA